ACTTTGCGGCAGGAACAATTACTGCAGCTTTGTCTGGTAATGCCACAACTGCTACTACGGCAACCAATGTGGCTGGTGGCACGGCTAATCAGATTCCGTACAACACTGCGGCTGGCACTACATCGTTCATTGTTGCACCAACTACCGCTAGTACATACTTAAACTGGACTGGGTCAGCTTTTGCCTACTCAGCTATTTCTTTACCTAACTCTGCCACATTTAACAGTAGCGGTTCAGGTGATGCTTCTGGCACAACCTTTAATGGTTCTGCTGCGCGGACAATCTCATACAACACTGTTGGCGCATCTCCTTTAGCGGGCTCTACTAGCCTGACTACTTTAGGTACGATTGCAACAGGTGTTTGGAACGGAACTACGATTGCCATAGCAAATGGTGGCACTGGTACTACTACGGCACAGGGAGCAATGAACGCATTTGCTGGCGCGGTCACCAGTGGTTCGTATTTGCGTGGCAACGGTACAAACGTAGTGATGTCTACGATCCAAGTTGCAGATGTACCAACGTTAAACCAAAATACAACAGGCTCGTCAGGTTCTTGTACTGGTAACGCCGCAACGGCAACCACAGCTACTACTGCCACAACGGCAAATGCAACAAACACCTCAAACAATTTTCAAATGAACAGTTTGGGAGTAGGCACTGCGGGTTCTGGTACAGCTGGTGAGATTAGGGCGACTAATAACGTCACCGCTTACTACTCTGATGAGCGTCTAAAAACCAAGGTCGGTGATATTACAAATGCACTGGACAAGGTTTGCCAGATTGAAACCATGCTGTACCACGCTAACAAGATAGCTGTATCGTTTGGATACGACGCGGCTATACAAGAAGTTGGTGTCACCGCCCAATCAGTGCAAAAGGTACAGCCAGAAGTTGTAGTGCCAGCGCCTATTGACGATAGATATTTAACTGTTCGGTACGAGAAGTTAGTGCCGCTGCTAATTGAAGCCATCAAGGAACTCAACAGTCAGGTACAGGAGTTGCGTGCAAAATGAGCAAACTTCCCCTTTGGTTATTAGACCCCAAAACTTACAGGGCAATCCTTGCTGGTTTGGCTGTTTCTTCGCCACTGGCTTTTGCTCAATCATACTTACCCGGATCTGGCGCACTTAGCATTAGTGCAATTAACGCTGTATTTGGACGCGGCAATAACTTAAACGCTTACCGTGGTACAACGTACTACACATCTAGTTCTGGCCCGTTTACGTTTTCGTCCGGTGCTATTAGCATGAACAGCTTTTACAATAGCGGCCCAAACTCAGGCTCATTTAGCTTCACCATTGGCGCAAATCAAACAAACGCAAACTTAAGATCACTTGCTGTTGCGGCTGGTTGGAATCAAGCATCTCAAGTTATTGCCACAATTAGCGGTGGTATTTACATCAGTAGCAATAGCACTGGCACGCCAGCTTTGACAATTAACGGCTCGTTTCCAAATGGCGTGCAACTTATTAACAACGGCATCATTGTCGGCATGGGTGGAGCTGGCGGTTCTGGTGCTAGCATAAATTCTCAGGTCAACGCAAGTGCTGGCTCCGGTAGCGGCGGAGGAGGGGCGCTTTCGGTGTCTGTCGGTGTGAGCATTACTAACAACGGAACCATTGCAGGCGGCGGAGGCGGCGGAGGCGGCAGTACCGCTAATAGGGTTTATAACAAACCATTTACGGATAACTACGCTGGTAGCGGTGGCGGCGGCGGGCGAAGTAGTAACGCGGCCAACAGTTCAGGAGGTGCTGCTGGCTCAAGTAATGGCTTTGCTAGTTCGTTTAACGGCAATGCTGGTGGCGCTGGTACGGTAAATGGTGCTGGTGGTGGCGGTGGTGGCGGTAATCGTGCGTTTGGAGGTAGTGGCGGTGGATGGGGTTCGAGCGGTGCGACAGGAGATAACCCCGGATTTGGCGGTTCCTCCGGTAGTGGTGGTTCTGGTGGGTATGCTGTGTCCGGGAACGGAAATGTTTCATGGGCGGCAACAGGCACAAGACTTGGGGGTATCTCGTAATGGACTACAAAATAATTCGTGCACACGAAGAAATTGGGCAAATTGAAGTTGCCTATTTGAATGGCAGTGATGTTGTTGGCATTTATGCAATTGATGTACCAGTTGAAAATGGTGCTTTTATTGTGGGGCAACAACTTGAAGATTTGATTCAATTACAAGCACCTGTTTGGCTTACACAACGTCAATCTAATGTTGCCGCTGCATCAAACTTTCATCAAATTCAATCTTTAGTCGAAGAACTGCCCGCACCACTGCGTGACCCTCAAGCTGAAGCAAATATGATAATGTGGGACGAGACAAACCTTGAATCGCAAGTGGCTAAAGTGTTGGTAAAATTTGGGGTTTTAGAGTCAGACCCAACGACCATTCAGGTGGCAAAACTATGAATTACCCGGAAACAAAAATGGTATGCGTATCTAACTTGTGGGTTCGCATGATGTACTTTACCAAAACCGGTGACCGCAACGAAGGGCATGTACACAACTTTGACCATATCACTCTATTGTCTAAGGGTAGCGTAGAAGTAGACGTTGAAGGCAACAAAACTAAGTTTACCGCCCCCCAGCTTATTTACATTGCAAAAGGTAAACGCCACTATTTGACGGCTCTTGAAGACGACACGATTGCATCTTGCCTCCATGCGTTACGCACTGGAGAACGTGAAGAAGACATACTCGACCCAAGCATGATCCCAGCCGGGGTTCAGAACCCACTTATGGCCGGTATTGCGACTCCCCTCTAAGAAGCGCCATGCTGCCGCACGAAATTAACGAAAAACATAATTTTAATTGAAAGTGGTTTGGTAATGGCGCATCTCCCATTGTGGTCTATCGGGCAATTGAAAGAAGATCTTTGCGACCAAATCATTGCGGAGATGTCTGGCATTGGCGAGGCCAAAGATGCTTCTATGGGTTTTGATGGCTCTGAAAAAGACCACGCAACTCGCAACACCACCGTTCGTTTTGGCGACCAAACCTACTGGGCAAACGATGTGTTTGAAAGTTTTGCCTTGCATGCAAATAAAGAATGCAAGTGGGACTACGACATTAACCATCGTGAGAATATCCAGTTTGCCGAGTACGGTCCCGAGCAACACTACTCTTGGCACACAGACACATTTACGTTGTCAGGAAACGCAACTGATCGTAAAATTACTACAGTTTGTTTATTGAATGATGATTTTGAAGGCGGGCAGTTTCAAGTTCGTTTATACGGCGAATTTACAGCCCCTTTAAAAAAGGGAACAATCATTGCGTTCCCAGCCATTCTTGAGCATAGGGTTATCCCTGTAACATCAGGTATTCGTTATTCGGCAACCATGTGGTTTGGCGGCCCAAGATTTCGTTGAAATAAGGACAAATCATGTCAAGTACTTTTTCCGCTCTTAAGTTTGAACTAATCACAACAGGTGAACAGTCTGGTGCTTGGGGTAACACAACCAATGCCAATATCGGCACTGCAATTGAGCAGGCGCTTGTCGGCATGGCTACGCTGACTTCGGCTAACTTTACAACCAATGTAGCCACCTTGACGCTGACTAACACCAACACAGCTCAAAACGCACGGGCTTTGTGTTTGGTAATTTCTGCCGCTTCGCTAAGCGCTGCCGGTACTCTCAACGTTCCAGCTATCCAGAAGCCCTACCTTATTATTAACAATGACTCATTTGCAATCACTGTAAAAGTCACGGGATTGACTGGTGTGACTGTACCGGCTGGTAAACGCACTGTTGTTTACAACAACGGCACAGACGTTGGCAATCAGATTGATTATTTAGCCACATTGGCTCTTGGCACTCCACTGCCAATTACGTCGGGCGGTACAGGTACAGCATCAACAACCTTTGTAAACTTGGCCACCAACGTTACGGGCAATTTACCAGTGGCTAATTTAAACGGCGGCACGGGCGCTTCCGCTAGTACATTCTGGCGTGGTGATGGCACTTGGGCTGCTGGTGGTACAGGCCCTACGGGACCCACTGGACCCACGGGATCTCCCGGCGGACCGGGCCCCACAGGCCCCACAGGCCCACCCGGACCCTCTGGTGGAGGCGGCGGAACAAATGTTAACGACGTCGGTTCTTATATTAGCGCTGTATACAACGAAACAGTCTCGTTTGTAGTTGTAACACCCCCCGCTAACGGAGGCTCATTAGGCTACCCACTTGCAATTAACACCACAACCTCTGGATCTAATCTGATCTATAACGTTACTAGCGGCATTACCTATGGCCCTGCGGCTACTAAAATAGGCGCTTTAGGCGCAGGTTTAAGTATTACAAAAAATAGTTCGGCATCAACCGCAGTTCCTGCTTCGCCATTTCAATCTAATACAAACGTCTCGGGAGCAAACTCCACTTGGTATGCTTACAGTACTGGACTCACAGGGTCATGGAGGCTAATGTCTAGCTCAGGCGCTTACACATATAGTTTTTTATGTATTGCTGGCTGCAGTAGTTCGCCCCTATACACCGCCCATTGGAATGGCGGACTGTGGGTTCGTTACGCTTAAGTAGAGGAATAAAAATGAACACAATTACAGTGCAATCCATTCTTTCATTTGGGCCCAATTATTTTGTGGCTGTACGCAACCCACGTTTTGCCAACGCGGAACACACACTGATTGCGTGTGAAGTCAATTTTAAACACGTTGATTTTGAAGAGTGGACACCTTTTACAGCTGACCCCGGCGACTATATGCCGTACTCACAAACTATTTTTGATGAATGTTTTGCTGGGAAATGGGGCACTGTCGCTGAATATGTTCCGCCCCCAGTTTATGAATACGTCCCAATTGAGGCGGCTCCCGATCAACCTGCAACAACGGGAACACAAACGCTATGATAAGACCAGCAACGTTAAAACATCAAGTTACTTACGACGGCGCATCCATTAACGTCTACCACGCCAATAAAGGCGAGGGGTTGCCAATGCACGAGCATGCGTATGCGCATTTAACAATGTGTCATGCCGGGTCATGCTTAGTTACCAAAATAAACAAATCTCTTACCATGACCAAAGACACGCAGCCAGTCAACTTGATTGCTGCTGAACCACATGAGATTGAGGCGTTGGAAGACGGAACAATTTTTGTAAACGTGTTTGCTGAAGGCAAGTACTAAGATTGCTATGAATGCGTTGGTTTTGGCTGTTGCTCATTGGTTTGGTTTTTTGGGCAAGCGCCAAGTCCCCGTGCATAGTTACGGATTTTTATGCGCTGAGTTGGATCAGTGAACCGACAATGCGCCACATGGAACTGTCTAGGTGGCTGACAACAAACGGTGACAACTGCAGTTCAGAGCAATTGGCTGGGATCTGGAACAAGCTTGCTGAATGGGCGGGCGTTGCGGACAGTGCAGAGTTAAGAGCCAAGGTGTTGTATTACTACGCAAGGGCGCGGGAAAGGGAGGGCAAATGATTGAAACAATTAGATTATTCCCGACCGTCCAAGCGTCAGGGTATCCCGACAAGCATGACCTTGCCCAAGCAAAGCTAGAAAAACAACACGACGTTAACAAAACGGTTGAGGCTGCCAAGCAGAAGCAGACAGAACTGCAGGACATTGGCTTTGAGATTTACTGCAAGAAGGTAGTGCAAGAGCGGCTCCGCATGGAGATTTTTCAAAATCGTACTTTGGACATTTATGTATGACGAAGAAGCCACCACAACACGTACCGGATACCAAAGAGAAGCTGACGCTGTACGTCACATTGATGGTCAGCACCACCCTGTGCATCTCCGTCTTGGCCATGGTGATGGCGTTTCTCCTTGGCTTGTGGGCAAAGGAAGTGGACAATGGCGAGATATTCAAAATGATTTCACCCGCTTTTTCTACTCTTATCGGAGGCATGATTGGGTTCCTGTCTGGTATCAAACTCATGCAGAATGAAGAAAACAAAAAGGAAGACAAATGATTGGACTAGATGCACTTTTAAACGTGGGCGGTAAGCTCATAGACAAGCTGATCCCAGACCCCGAAGCTAAGGCTAAAGCGCAACTTGAGTTAGCAAAGCTGGCGCAGGACGGTGAGCTGGCTAAGATAGCCAACGAAACTAAACTGTATGAGACTGAGCAGAACAACCTGACCCAGCGCGTTCAAGCCGACATGGGTAGTGACTCTTGGCTGTCTAAAAACATCCGCCCCATGACGCTGATCTTCTTGCTTGTGGCCTATTCAGGCTTTGCCATCGCGTCTATCTTTGAGTACGAAACCCGTGGCGCTTACGTCGAGTTGCTGGGCCAATGGGGCATGCTCGTGATGTCGTTCTACTTTGGTGGCCGTACCATGGAAAAGATTGCTGACAGGATTAAAAAATGAACCTCACACCACACTTTACGCTTGATGAACTTACAGCCTCAGAAGCCGCAGAACGTAATGGATGGGACAACACCCCAAATGAACAAGAACTTGAGAACCTCAAACGCCTTGCCGCCTTCCTTGAGGAAGTCAAAACTGCCTTGGGCGGAAGACCAGTCATGGTTAACTCAGCTTTTCGCAACAAGCAAGTCAATGATTCCGTTGGTTCTAAAGATACTAGCCAGCATCGCACTGGTTGTGCTGTGGACATCCGAGTACCTCAACTGACCCCCGATCAGGTGGTTAAAGCCATCGTTGCCGCTGGACTTGAGTACGACCAATTGATTCGTGAGTTTGACCGTTGGACGCACGTAAGCATCCCCAACACACCAGAAACAGCGCCACGTAGGCAAGTGTTAATCATCGACAAAACTGGCACACGGCTTTATGCTTGATGCATCCCCAATTTGATGGGAAAATAAGCCATGCCATTAAAGAAACTAACCCTAAGAGCTGGTGTAAACAGAGAAAACACCCGCTATACCAATGAAAACGGATACTACGTTTCAAACAACGTCCGTTTCCGTCAGGGTACGCCCGAGAAAATTGGTGGCTGGACACGACTTTCGGCTAACTTTTTTCTTGGTGTTTGCCGTTCCTTGTGGAATTGGGTAACGTTAGGGGGCGCTAACTACCTTGGTGTTGGTACAAACTTAAAGTTTTATGTTGAGTATGGCGGCGCGTACAACGACATCACGCCATTAAGAACCCCAGCCACAACCATTAACAACAACCCATTTGCCGGTGACGGCACAACCACGGTAACTGTTACAGACACTGCGCACGGCGGCACGACTGGTGATTTTGTAACCTTTAGTGGTGCTACGGGTACTTACGCTACGACTTGGAATCAAGAATACCAAATTACAGTTTTGACTGTAGACACCTACACAATTACTGTTGCATCTTCTATTCCAGCTGGAAACTATGGCGGCGCATCTGTTGTGGCTGCTTATCAAATACCAATAGGCGCGGCTTATGCTTTGCCTTTTACTGGGTGGGGCGCTGGTGCTTGGGGCGCGGGTCCTTGGGGTACTGGCGGAGGTTCATCAGTTACTCCAATCCGTTTGTGGGCGCAAGCTAACTTTGGCGAAGACTTGGTGTTTGGTTACCGTGGCGGCGCTTTGTATTATTGGGATAGCTCTGCCGGTCTTGGAACCCGTGGGGTGTTGGTTTCCAGCTTGGGCGGCGCTTCAGACGTTCCATTGATGCAGAACTATCTATTAGTTTCCGCTATTAGCCGGTTTGTATTTTGTTTTGGTGTAAACGACTACGGCAGTGCTACACAGAACCCCATGTTGTTGCGTTGGTCGGATCAGGAAAAGGTTGAAGATTGGACGGTCTCCGCCACTTCTCAGGCCGGTAGTTTATTGCTGTCCCACGGCTCTAAAATTGTAACCGCCATCCAAACCCGTCAAGAGATTGTAGTTATTACAGATTCAGCGTTGTATTCTTTGCAATACCAAGGACCGCCTGTCATTTGGAGTTCCCAGTTGCTGGGCGACAACATTTCTATTGCCAGTCCTAACTCCGTCGCCATTGGCTCCGGTGTTATTTACTGGATGGGCGTAGACAAGTTCTACAAATATGATGGTCGCTTACAGACATTGCGCTGCGATCTGCGTAAATTTATTTTTGAAGACATTAACTTAGATCAACAAGATCAGTTTTTTGCAAGTACTAACGAAGGTTTTAATGAAGTTTGGTTCTTCTATTGCTCTGCAGACGCCACAGAAATTGATCGCTATGCGGTCTATAACTATCTTGAGAACAACGGCGAAGGCGTATGGTATTACGGTGAAATGTCCAGAACCGCATGGCTTGACTCAGGCTTGCGAAACAACCCAATGGCGGCAACCGCGATTAACAACATCGTCTATCATGAATCTGGAAATGACGACAACGCTACCGAGACATCATTGCCCATTAACTCAGTAATTGAGACTACTGAATTTGACATTGACGATGGCGATCACTTTGGGTTTGTGTGGCGTATCGTGCCTGACATGACTTTTGTAGGCTCTGATGCGGCGTCCCCCCAAGTCACCATGACTTTGATCCCAATGCAGAACTCGGGTTCAGGCTACAACGACCCTATTTCTGTGGGCGGCAATAGCGATGCAACAGTTGTGCGTACCGCGACTGTTCCTGTTGAAGAGTTTACTGGACAGGTTTACGTCAGGGTTCGTGGCCGTCAGATGATTTTGAAGGTTGAAAACAATCAGCTTGGTTGCGCGTGGCAGCTTGGCAGCCCCCGTATTGACATTAAGCAAGACGGTCGCAGGGGTAACTCATGACGTTGATTGTTACCACTGAATTTGAACTTAGTCAGGTAGCCGCGCCTAACTTGCCGTTGGCCCCGGAGGGTTACTCTCGGGCGTATACTGACCAACTAAACAACGTTCTTCGCCTGTACTTTAACCGACTGGATGCCATTCTTGACCAACTAAAGACTGGTTCAGGCTCAATTGATGGTACTGGGATTCGGTTTCCATACGGGGCGTTTCAAGATACTGCCTATACAACTTTGAGCGCAGGCATCAACAACTCTGTTACTACCATTCCCGTGGTCAGCACCGCAGGTTTTTTAACAGCGGGTGAGTTGCGTATTGCCACGGAAGTCATTACTTACACCGGCATAACCGCTACATCATTTACAGGATGTACCCGAGGCGCAAGGGGTTCTGCCAACATAGCGCACTCGACCGGCGCAGTGGTCACAAAGATTCAATCGCCTGTAGCCAATACCGCAGTTCCGATGTACATGAATACAACGGACTTTTCCAACAATGTAACTATAGTGGATCAGTACAAACTGACCGCAGCAAAGTCCGGCTTGTATAACCTGCAGTGGTCTGGGCAATTTAACAATACTGATACATCTGAGCATGACGGTTCGGTATGGCTTCGGATTGATGGCGTAGATGTTCCCGGTTCTACGGGGTATATCGCCGTTGTAAGCAGCCACGGCGGTATTGACGGCCACGGCATTATTGGTTGGAATTACTTTATACAGTTGAACGCTGGCCAGAACGTGCAGATTTGGTGGTCTACAACCAATCAGAAGCTCACATTAGAGTGCTACGGCCCAAGCACCGGGCCAGTTAGACCCGCTACAGCTTCTGTTGTAGCAACACTTTCATTTGTTTCGGCGTTGCCTTAAGGAAAAAACATGTCAGTACAAGACGATCTTGTTAAACAAATCTTAGCGCAAAATAAAACCTCTATGTGGTCTGGTGGCTATGGCGCTGACAATTCTGTCAAAGACATGGCTCGTATTTTGGAAAGTATTGGCATTACTGACATTAAACAGTTTGGCAAAGTCCCAGCATACGAACCTATAACAATAACGGATTGGAAATATAACGGAAGACGTGCTGCTGGTGAAGATTATGGTTTAAAAGAGGCGGGTACTGACGCTTGGGGTGAAACTATCTATGAGCCTTTTAAACTTCCAGAGGGAGAAAAAGCCACTCCGGTTTATTCAAGATCAAACTGGGCGCAGGGCGATGATGGTGGTGGGTATAGTTACTACTCGCCTCTATCTGCGGAGGAAGTTGGACAAGTAATCAATAAAAACGGCGACTTAGTACGTCAATATAGCGAAAATTATGGCAATAAGCTAACAGGCCAGCACGTTCCAGTCACATACAGCGAACGTCAAAGTGGTAATGCTTGGGGCGGCACTTTTGAGGGGAGCGGTAATACTGGCTACAGAGTAGATTTCACTCCTGATGGCACACCGGTTTTCTACACCACAGGCGCATCAAGTTCAGACGCTGGCGATTGGCTGCCATTTCTTGCTATAGCGGGTCTTGGTTTGGGTTTGCCAATGTTGGGTGAAGCGTTTGGTGCAGCAGGGGCTGGTGCAGCGGGTGCGGGAATGGGTGCGGCTGAACTTGCGGCGTTAGACTTAGCTTTAGGCGGTGCAGGTGGCTCTTTGGGTGCGGCTGAACTTGGCGCTGCTTTGGCTGGCGGTACTGGTGGTGGCGCAGGTCTACTGGAGCATGTATTTGATCCAACATTTGGTGGGGAATTGGCTCCTGTTATAGGCGGAGGCGCTGAGTCTGTATTTGACCCAACATTAGGCGAATCCGCTTTAGACGCCGGTATGAACGCTTACCCCAATACCGGGAACATTGGTTCGCCAAAACCACTAAGTTTGTCTGACGCAAAACGTCTTTTAGATGTGGCAAGTAAGGTAACGGGTGGTGACCAACCCACTGGATCTACAAAACCTGTTTATGACGCTGCAGGGAAATTAATTTCAGGTGGTACTGCTGGGGCTACGGGCACTTCTGGAACCGATCCGCTTAGTGTGTTGCAGCAACAAGCATCAAATGCATCTTTGTTGAATCTTTTAGGTAGCAAACCTGAGCTGGCTAATATAAAATCGTTCAAAGAACTTTTTGGTGAAGGCTTGTTCGGTGATAGTTATGTACCACCGTCAGCGGGCGGAGCGCAGGCGGCTCCAGTACAGTACGCAGATTTAGGCACAGCTTCGCAAAACGAAGATGAACAACAACTTTTTACAGGTGGACACGTAGATGACTTTGACGTCGATGCCTTATTGCAGATTTTGAGGAGCTGATTATGTCGTTTTTAAGTACGTTATTGGATATTGACGGCTTTGGGGCTTTAGACGCTGGCATAGGCACTTACGACGCCATCCCAACAGTTGTAGATCCTATTTATTATGAGAATAGCGGTATTGGAACTACCGCTGGCGGCGGGTTCTACAACCCCAATGTAGGTAATATCTATTACGAGAACGACGGTACGGTCAGTATAGACACGGGAGCTGGAGGCGTTGGCGCTGGTAATATAAGCGCATCGGACGCTACCAAACTCATTAACGCTGACAAAAGCGGTATTCTCAAAAGTCTATTTGTTGATAAAGATGGTAATTTAAATTTAAAAACACTTGCTGGAATTGGCGGCGGTCTTTTGGGAGCGCTTGGCGCAAATACTCCTAACAGGCAAAAGTCTGGATACCAAGGCAGTATCCCCAAGTACGATGCGGTGCGCAGTATGGTCACTGCTCCCCCAACAAGAGCGCAAGGTTATCGTCCCGGTCAAGGCGGCATCAATTATGGTGGCGACGTTTCGTTTGTGCCAAAAGGTTCAGCCCCCGCCCCTGTCGTTCCTGTTGCCCCTGTAACTACACCAGAAGTTAAGGCCGCGCACGGTGGATTGATGGAGTTAGCCAAAGGTCGTTACTTACAAGGAGAAACTGATGGTATGGCCGATAAAATTCCTGCACAGATTGGACAAGATCAACCCGCAGCACTTAGCCACGGCGAGTTTGTTGTGCCCGCAGATGTTGTGTCTCATTTGGGCAACGGTAACTCTGATGCCGGTGCTAAGAAGCTTTATCAAATGATGGAC